ACAGTTCATCCTGAGTCAACGATCCTGCAGGAGAATGCTGAACAAAGGTAAACACAGCAGTCGATGCGGAATTCATTACGCAATCTTCTACTGGAACCTGAGCATCTTTCATCATCGTGTATAGTGGATCTTTCTTGTCGATACGAACACGACGATAATAATAGTCGGCGTATCGTGGATGAAGCCCACTAGCTGAGTTAGCCAAGCATGAAGTAGTTCCTTCTGGCTTGATACAAGTGATTGACTTACTTGGATTGATGCCAAGCTTCTTAGCCCAATCAAGGTTTGTCTTGATTGCTGTTTCTTTCAGGTTACTGAGAACATGCTTTAGTTTGCCGTGGCCTAGTAGACCAGACATAAGCTTGTTGTCAAAGATACCTGTCATTGATACACCAAGGAGTCGCTCTTCTTGGCAGTTCTTTTCCCAAGAGCTATCCATCTTCGACAGATAGGGGAAGTGAGTGAACATGCTTTGTACTGTACCAATGATTGTTGCCATCTCAATCTTCTTGGCAAGAGTCTCTGGTGTGTCGCTTGCGCGAACAACAACAGTAGATAGATTGCAGAATTCATTAGGGCGTAGAATGATTTCGCTGCATGGGTTTGTACCATACATGATATCTGGATCTCGCTCTGCCTTCTTTGCAATCTCCTTCATAGCATCACGATTACAGATGCCACGCTCTCCGCTGTGTGAGTTGAATAGATCTGTCCATTCCTCTAGGAATTGTCCCATGCATGGTCTACCATTGTAGACTGCTGAGTTATTCGCTAGGGCACGATGACCAGACTGTTCCCACCATGCGCCACTCTTGCAATTAGCCATCTCTCTGTCGGCTAGATCACTCAGGCTAATCATGGCAGAGCGGCGTACACCACCCACAATGACTGACTGTGCAATCTTGCAGCAGATATCGTGGCACTCTAGCGGAGATAGTCTCCTGCCTTGTGCCTTGTAAAATGTCTGAGTAACAAAGCGGAACACTTCTTCAAGTGGAGCGGGGCCGCTTGCACGACCGCCGAATGTCTTAAGTCTTTCGCCAGACTTACGCACCTTACTTGTGTCCCACTTATAATGATTACCCTTATAGAGGTTGTCGATGAGCTGATAGAGCGCATCGCACCAACCCTCACGGCTATCCTCAACATACATCACAGTATCAAACTGCTTGTTGATTGTTGGGATAGTAGATAACTTATCTGTGCAGCGGCGTTCGACACTATAGCCTACACCTGTACCGCACATTAGAATATACATTAGGTTGGAGAATGATTGAATTGAATCAATCTCCAGATAAGAGCAATTGTATAGAGCAGTATGATCTCTGTCAAGAGCTGGCCCTGCGGTCATAAGACCACGCATACTAGGCAGCACTTCTAGATTTAGAATTGCATCCCGAATGTCTGGGCGCTCTGATAGGAAGGGAACCTTCGTAGTGAAGTAGTTCCACCACCGATCTACTGTCTCATCCCAAGTCTCTCGTCTATTAGCTTCTGGTAGCCAGCGACTATAGCGACTGACTGCAATGAATTGTTGGAATGTATCCATATCTGTCCTTCTTAAACGGCTAGATTCTTATAAACCTGTACTTCCAAAACCACCAGTTCCTCTTGTAGTCTCTGGAAGTTTATCGACAGAGATGAAAGGGAACTGAGTTACTGGAACAAACACAATCTGTGCAACACGATCACCCTTATTTAGAGCGACAGTCATAGCACTGTTGTTAACAAGTGATACAAGAATCTCACCACGATAATCAGAATCAATGACACCAACGGAGTTACTTAAGGTAACACCTTGGTTTGCCAGACCTGATCGTGCAAATACAAGACCAACATAACCAGAAGGAATAGCCATGCTGATACCTGTAGATACTAAGTGGACACTTTTGGCACTTAGGAATACATCACAAGCCACCTTTAGATCAGCACCCGCAGCACCAGTAGTCTTATACTCTGGTTTACAGCGGGGATCATGGGATACCATAGGTATACCCTGTGGGCTGTGGTTATAGGATTGAATATTGTATTGATTAGGATCAGTATAGGTTCCTGACTCAGCATCATAGCAAGTAACATTAGTCTCCATTAGTATCTCCTTGGTTATCAGTCTTAGTAGCTCCAACTATTGGGCTAAATAGTCGAACTGTTTTAGTTTCCTTGTTAAACTCGTTGTGGCGTAGAATACGCACACATCTAGCCATAGCTAAGCAGTACTCGTAGTCGTACTTACTACCATCTTGGGGCTTAGCTTGGTCATAAGCTGCCAAAACAGCAGCCGTCCAGTTATATTGGGGTATATATTTCAACCACTTATCAGCCTTGGCTGGCCCCCACTTCCAGATACCGGGGATATTATCGGTCGTATCCCCGGTAATCCATTGCTTATGGAAGTTTAGATCCGCCGTATAGTCATCCACAAAGGTAGGGTCGGCTTCCTTATCGGGGTTCCAATGCCATCCGGGGACAGACCGTAGATCCTTGTCGATGGTCACAGCCAAAGACTTACCGGAGGAAGCTCCCATACCCATGATATCATCCGCCTCTAGGGTAGGGATCTCTACGATATCGTGCTTCCTAATAAGCTCTAGGGCATAGTCCATGCAGTCTGGAGTCTGCTTCTTTACATCCCGGTGGGCCTTATAGGATTCCCAGAATGTTCTGCGGAAGTTATCCTTACGGGAACATGACATAGCGATGAACACTTTCTTAACACCTACTGGTGTCCATGCCTGAATGTCATGCTCAATACGCATTGGTAACTCATCCACTCCCTCTTGATCGGCCCAGAAAGCAGCACGATAGCATAGGATATCTCCGTCTAGGATAGCAGTCTCAGGTCTTTTTGTGCTGCTTAGTGTTGTCATTATCATCTCCTTGGTTAATAATCATGTCAATAATTTGCTTGATGATAGTCTCTGGGTCTGGCTCTCGGTCATCTCTAGATGAAGTACAAAGCTCACATGTACATAGATTATCAAGAAGGGATTCAGCAGTTATATGGAACCACTCTTCAAATCTATTAGTGCACTTTGTTTTGTATTCCTCAAGAGTACCTTCATTCTTAATCACATAGTGGAACACTTCATTATAATCCTTATCGCCAGCCTCAATCTTGTTGGCTAGCTCTTCGGATTCATGCTGTCTCCACTCTGCATCATGGTCTTCCAGTTCACGACCTGATGCACTAATGAACACAGTCAATGCCCGTAGGTCACGGGCGCAGGCGATCTCATTCATGTAACGACAGTCATCAACAATGATAACCTTTTCGTGCCATGTAGTTGGATCAGACTTAAGTGCTTTCTGCTCCTGCTCGTAGATGAACTTGACCTTATCTCTAAACTTCTTTACCCAATAGTCTTCATCCTGCTCTCGCATGGATGAGCCTAGGGATTGGCAAAACAAACGATACTCTTCAGAATTCTTTTCTTTAGTGTATCCTTTTTCTTTTGCTTCATCCTTCAAAGCCTGAGCAAACGGCAATAGGATTGGGGTGTAGCCGTTGTTGTAGGCATACTCACTTAACCACTTTGCTAGTGTTGTTTTTCCCACTCGGGCGGGACCACCTAACATTATTACTATCATGTAGAATCTCCCATAGTTCTTTAGGTGTAAAAAGGTTAGGCGTTTCCCAACCATGAAACCGTAGATAATCACAAATAAAAGTTACGCAGCTGGTTGGTTGTTTCATTCCAAGAAACTTACCACCAATTTGATAGGCAATCATTTTCCAAATATTAAGCTGAGTATAATTACTGGCATACTTAATATCAAGTTCATTCATATTAAGTTCACCTAAATCATAAGAGTAATATTTCTTCACTCCCATCTGTAGTAGTAGCTCCAACTTTAGGGCGCGTATCTTAGTATTGTGATTTACAATAAATGCAAAGGGTTCTTTTAAATGGAACTCAACATGAGCATGAGTATGACGGCTACCAGAAAGTAAACAAATGATATAATACCATTTTTTCTGGAGCGGCTTGAAATCGTAGAACGCAATCTCAGCCTTAACTTTCATAGTAGATAGGCATCTTTAGATAGGTTGCGAGTGAATGTTCAACTCTTGCACCTTCTGAATGTTCCCATCCATGAAGCATAACTAAAGCGTCCGATGCAAGTATTGCGTTGATGTCCCGTTCCATGCATGAGCGGAGATGTTCTCTTGAATCCTCAGCCGTGCTAGGATCAAAGCCTTCATCCTCATCCATCCTTGCTGGATTGAAGATACGCTTAACTACGGGATTCTTTGACCATTTCTTTTCAGCATTATAGAATGCAGGAAAGTTGTGGCTTGGATATCCTCGCATCGGGCCTGCAATATAAATCGTTAGTCCTTCCATTGTAACTCCTTAATGGGTTTCTGCCCAAGTATTGCCGACACGATACTCGG